TAAAACAAATATCGCATGAATTGCATAATTTTTGATTTGTACAATAAGGGCACCATCTTCCCCGATTAATTGCATTAGGTGCTTGTTGAAATTCATGACCACATTCAATATTATCACAATTAAACCAGTATTTTTCACCACTCCCTTTAGAAATTTCTCTGGGTGTTTTTGTATTTTTATTTGACCAAAATTGTGATTTTGGATGATTTGCAAAACTATCTTCAATCGACTTAGGAACAACAAACGGCATTTTATGTCAATATTTTAAATTTTTTATTTCATTTCAATTTTTTATTTTTATTAAAATTGGTATTATTATGCTTTTATGGAGGAAACAATTTCAAATTAATTGACCCATTGAACTTATGGGGGTAATGGCAGTTTTACTGAAAATTAATTTGTTTAGTTATATTATAACAAAGAATGGCTGGGGCTCTCCTCCAACTCGTAGCCTACGGAGCGCAAGATGTATTTTTGACAGGAAACCCGGAAATAACTTTTTGGAAAGTATCTTATAGAAAACATACAAATTTTGCGATGGAATCTATCGAACAAATTTTCAACGGTCAGGCTGATTTTGGTCGTCGTGTAACTGCAACAATTTCAAGAAATGGTGATTTGATTTACAAGACATATATTCAATTAACACTTCCAGAAATCAATCAATCAATGGCTGCACCAGGAACCGAAGGTGTATATGCCCGTTGGTTAGATTATCCAGGAGAACAAATTATTGCTCAGGCAGAAGTCGAAATTGGTGGTCAAAGAATTGACAGACAATATGGTGATTTTATGCACATTTGGAATCAATTGACTATGACAACTGAAATGGCTGTTGGATATAATCAAATGATTGGTCATACTACTCAACTAACCTATTTAATTGATCCTTCATTTGCAAATATTTCTGGACCATGTACCTCAACTGGTGGACCTTCACAGATTTGCGCACCAAGAAACGCACTTCCTGAAACTACTCTGTATATTCCTCTACAGTTTTGGTATAATACTAACCCCGGGCTTAGTCTTCCCCTAATTGCCTTAACTGCAGGGCAGAAAAACGTCACACATTTTACTAGTGAGTACAGTAAAATGAAAAATTGTTTTGATTCTCACATTGAACAAATGTTCAATAATCAGACGTTAGTTTCTTGTTATTAAATGTAACAAAAAGCAACATTTCCAAACTGTTCGGGGAATTCCTAAAGATCATAAAATATAAAATTGATTTGAAATTAAAAAACTATAATATGTATAAAAAATGAGTGGTGAGATAGTAACAACAGTTCAAACAACAAAAAAGTGCAATTTATGTGACAATAATAAATCATTTGATAATTTTTATAAAGATAAAAATAAAAAAGATGGTTATCGTGGTCAATGTAAAGAATGTACTTTAAATAATCAAAAAGAAAGTGTAATAAAACGTAAAGAAACATATGATAAAAATATAACATCGAAAAAATGCAGTAAATGTAATGAAGAAAAAAATTTAACGGATTATCATATTGACAATAAAACGGTTGATGGTTATAAGTACATTTGTAAAGAATGCTCAAATAATCATAATAAAGAAAGATTTAAACTGCCAGAAGTTAAAGAAAAATCAAATGAAAGAAAACGTGAATATCGTAAAAATCCAGAATATGTTCAAAAAGAAAGAGATGCCTATAAAATATATTACCATCGTCCAGATGTTAAAAAGAGATATGAAGATTATCGTAATCGTGAAGATATTAAGATGTATCAACAATTATATTATAATGATTCAATTAATAAACAACGAAGAATAATAAATCATATTGAATATAGACCAATTATAAATGAACGACTTCGTAAAAAATATGAAGAAGATTTAGATTATCGCATTAAACAAATATTAAGAAGTCGTCTTAAAAAGGCATTAAAAGGTCGAAAAACAGAAAAGACGATGGAATATATTGGTTGCGATATAGAATTTTTAAAAACTTGGATTGAATTTCGTTTTGAACATGATATGACATGGGACAATAACGGTACATTATGGCACATAGATCATATTTTACCGGTAAATGCATTTGATTTTGAAATTAAAACTGACATTACAGTATGTAATCATTGGACAAATTTACAACCACTTTACAAAGAAGAAAATTTAATAAAACATGATAAAATAGAACTACACCACTACTTTAATAACATTATAAACATATTTCGATTTAATAAAAAATACAATCAATTTATAGGGTACCAAGTTGCAAATGAAAGTTTGCAATGGTTGAAAATAAAGATTTCAAGTATGGTAAAAACCCCTGATATGATAACTGCATAATCATCAACTCTTTTTTTTGCAAAAGAGGATTATGTGGTTTGAAATGGATAATCCGCCACGAAGCATCTAAGTCCGATATAATAGGATATGATGAACGCTCAACGACTTGATGGAAATGGTCCTGATGTGTCTAATAAACACAAATGATGGGCTAAGGTAAAGTCTACTCCCTAATACAAATACACCGAAAGGTGGGGTATAATTGATATGTGCAGTATCACGACGTAAAAATTAATATTGATTTCCGCCCAATTGGTGAAGTACTTTGGGCAGTTTCTTCACTCACATCAACTTCCGGAACTAAATCTGTTCCTCTTGCATACCAACAATCCCTTGTTGCCGCATCATTATTCCTTGATTTTATTTTCTTGGATACTGATGAACGAAGAAAAATGGCACAAAATCCTCATGAATATCTCATTCAACAATTGCAATTTACTGGCGATGAATCTGTCGGATCATCATCAAATAAAATTAAACTCAATTTCAATCATCCATGTAAAGAACTTATCTGGGTTGTTCAACCAGATTCCAATGTTGATTATTGTTCATCCCTTACTGCCGGTACTACACTATATAAAACATTTGGTGCACAACCTTTCAATTATACTGATGCGATTGATGCACTACCTCCAACAATTACCGCCTTTGGGGGTCCCCAAGAAACATCCGGTTCTTCCAATTTTATCAATACATCTGGTCTTTTCCAAGATCCTGGTGCTATGGATACATTTGGTCCATCATTCAATACCACCTCTTATCAATGGCAAAGTTCTGAAGGATTATATCAAGGTGTTGCTGAACTTTCAGGTAATGCACCTCCACTTACTGGTTCAACTGTAAGTGATGCTGGTACTTTTGTACTTGGTGAAACTGCACTCAATCTTCATTGTTGGGGACAAAATCCAGTTGTTACCGCAAAACTTCAACTTAATGGTCAAGACCGTTTCTCTGAACGTGAAGGCACATATTTTGGACTTGTTCAACCTTATCAACATCATACTCGTTCTCCCGATACCGGTATTAATGTTTATTCTTTTGCATTAAAACCAGAAGAACATCAACCATCAGGGTCATGTAACTTCTCTCGTATAGATAATGCAACCTTACAACTGGTTTTATCGGCAAATACAGTTTCCGGAACTGCAACCGCAAAAGTACGTGTATATGCAATTAATTATAACGTCCTAAGAATTATGAGTGGGATGGCGGGGATCGCTTTGAAGTTAATTACAATGTACCGAGAATTAAATATGGTATATTGTTTTATTAAGACAAGAGCAGAAAAACAACACACTACAAATAAACAGGCAATGTTTGTAGATAATTTTGTTATGGCACCTGTAATAATTGCTTGTTGTTAGTAAGAATTAATATTCTTGCAAGATTACTTGTTGTTCGGGAAACCCCTTAGAGCTTTAACTACGAAGTAAATATGAGAAATCTATTTATGGCGAAGAATGGAACTTCGGTATCGTAATAATGTTAAAGATTGGGCAATCCGCATGGTAATAACCTAAAAACGATTTGCTAGTTTATGGTTAGCCGTCAGAGACTGAACGGTAGTCGGTAGGCATTGAAGGTATAAGCAACCTGAGCCTATTTAAGATACAGTCCATCCCTTTATTGAAAGATATAGGTAGTAGAGATTCAAATTAATAAATTTCACATTTATATAAAAATACAAAAAATAAATAAAAAATAAAAAACAAAAAAATGAAATGAAATTATAATATTGTAAAAATAATACAATATTATAGATATGGAGTTAGTAGAC